CTGAGCCTGAGCCTGAGCCTGAGCCTGAGCCTGAGCCTGAGCCTGAGCCTGAGCCTGAGCCTGAGCCTGAGCCTGAGCCTGAGCCTGAGCCTGAGCCTGCAGCTGGGCAACGTCTGCGGTATGCAATAGATACCCGGGGGACCCTGACCTAAAGTATTACGTGCGGGGGCAAAGAGGCCCGTGTTTCGAGAGTTTTTCAAACTAATATATTGAATGCTATGCATCTAGGCTATACGTCATATACAGGACTCACCGCAAAAGCATCTAGGGTTATCCCTAACCGATCTTTTAGTGCATACTCAACGCTATGAGCGACATAAACGACTTCTTTGCGACCCCAGTGCCGAAGTACAGCGGGCGCGGTGGCGCACGACCCAACACGGGACCAAAAGCCGGGCATGTCCGAGCCGGGCTCAGCACCCCGGTTGAAGACCTGAACGATTACCAGCGCATGGAGCGCGCCAAAGCCGACAAAGAGACGGCACTGGCCCGTCAAGCTGAGGTGAAAGCCAACCTTGATGAGGGGCTTGTTGTCGAGCGCGCCGCAGTGCAAACAGCCTGCGCCAAAGCCTTCGCAGCGATTTCGCAGATGCTCGATGCACTGCCCGACACGCTTGAGCGGCAACTCGGCCTTGCTCCCGACGTGGCCGAGCGGGTCGGGTTGCTCATCGCAGAGGCCAAGAGTCAGTTGGCTGAGGATCTTCGCAAAGCACACGAGGTTGCAATCGATGCGTGAACTTGACCGGGCCATCAGCGACGTATTCAGCCCATTCTCTGCATTCAACCCACCGCGGCGAATCCCAATCTCGCAAGGCGCATCCGAAAACCTCTACTTCAAGCAGCCCGGCGGCGTGCCAGGGCCGTGGTCAGTGGACGAAGCAGCCTACATGCGCGAGCCGATGGACATGCTCGCGTCCAGGCGCCACGAAGCCGTCTGCTTTGTCGGCCCTGCGCGGACGGGCAAGACCGCCGGCCTAATCCTCGGGTGGATGTCACACGCAATCGTCAACGACCCGGGCGACATGCTGATCTTGAGCATGACCCAAGACAAGGCACGCGAGTTCTCGAAAGTGGAGATTGACCGCGCGCTGGCAAACTCGCCATCGCTAAAGAACCTGATGGGTAGCGCGCAGTCGTCAACGGTGCACGACAAGATGTTCAAACACGGCATGTGGCTGAAGATCGCCTGGCCAACCACGTCGAACGTCGCGTCATCAACATACCGCTACGTGGCCATCACCGACCTGGACCGAATCCAGAACGCAGAGAACGTCGACGGTGAAGGCCCGTTGTTCAATCTGGCGCTCAAGCGCACGCAAACATTCTTGTCTCGCGGCATGTGCCTGGTCGAGTCCAGCCCGGGTATCGAACTGGTTGACCCGCATTGGCGCCCGGCTACGCCGCACGAGGCACCACCGGCGACAGGCATCCTCGGGGTTTACAACAGGTCCGATCGCCGCCGCTTCTACTGGCGGTGCCCGCTGTGTGAAGGCTGGTTCCAAGCCGAGCCCGGGCTGGGTCTGTTCGGCCTACCGTCCGAGGACACGCTGCTTGAGATCGTGCGCGAGGCGGATCTGGAGTCCATCGCGGTCGAGCACAACCGGGTGGTTTGCCCGCACTGCCAAGCCAAAATAGGCCCATCCAACAAGGCCGACCTGAACCAAAATGGTCGGTGGCTGCAGGACGGTCAAATGCTCACCAACAAGAACGAGTTGGTCGGCACGTATCAGGAAAGTTCCATTGCCGGCTACTGGTTGGGCGGCGTCTCGGCGTCATATCAGTCGTGGCGCTCGATGATCCTGCGCTATCTCCAGGGCCTGCGGGACTACGCGCTGAGCAACAGCGAGGAATCGCTCAAGACGACGGTGAACACCGATCAGGGTATGCCCTACATGCCCCGCGCCTTGCGCAACATCGCGGCAGACGGCAACGACCCCGCCAACCGGCGCGATAGCCGCCTTGAGCGCTATGTCGTGCCCGAATGGACGCGCTTCGTGGTGGTCAGCGTGGACGTGCAAGGCGGCGTCGGCGCACGATTCGTGGTGCAGGCCCACGCCATCGGGCCGCACCGTGAGAAAGCCATCATCGACCGCTTCGCCATCACCGAGTCTGAGCGTGACGGCATCGGTGGCAAGGCACCGGTTGACCCGGCCCGCTACGTTGAGGATTGGGATCTACTGGTTGAGCGCATTTTGCGCAAGACCTACCGCACGCCGGCCCATAATATCGAGATCAAGGTCCGCCTGTTGGTCGTCGACTCGGGCGGCGAGGACGGCGTGACGGACAGAGCCTATGAATGGTTCCGCAAGGCTCGCAAGCAAGGGTTGGCAAGCCGGGTGATGCTGGTCAAGGGCTTCGGCCGCAAGTCGGAAGCCAACATGCCGCTTGTCAAGGAGTCGTTTGTGGGTGAGGTGCGTAGCGGTAACACGGTGGTGATGCCTGCTGACGTGCCGCTGTACAACCTGAACACCAACCGCCTCAAGGACACCGTGAGCAACGGCCTGCGTCGGGCCACCCCCGGCCCGGGCTACGTCCACATCCCCGCGTGGTTGCCGCAGAACCAACTGGACGAATTGAACTCCGAAGTCCGCAACCCGGATGGCACCTGGACGCAGGTGCGCAAGCGCAACGAGACCTTCGACTTGCTGTGTTATGCCGAAGCGGGATGCCTGCGCCTGGCGGCCGACCGCATCAATTGGGATGCCCCACCGGATTGGGCACGCCCATTGGCCGACAACGCCGAGTGCATCACCCGGGCCGAGCGGCACGAGATGCACGACAACGAGCGTGTCGCCGACACCGCGGCGGCGGCAGAACCTCCCCGCGCCGCCCGGCCCGCTCGGCGTGTTGTGCGCTCAGCCTACTTGGGGTAGGATCGGCTCGCTCCTTGACGGGTGCCTCGGGGGTCATGGCTGATGACGATAACTTCAGCCCGCAACGCCTCGGCTACCCCCCGAGGCGTTGTGCTTTCTGGCCCCCGTTGGACCGTCCAACCCCCATCATTCCCGCTGGTAGCGCTCGAACTTCTCGTCGACCGCGCGCCGCAACGTCTCGCTCATGTTGCCACCCATCGCGCGCAGCTTGCGCACGGTCATGGGGCTCACAGTGAAAATCTTCTTGAGCATCGGCTCGCCGGGGTTGATCGGCTTGCGGCCGGTTTTCTTGTTTGGTTCCATGAGAATATTGTAGATACCAAAGTCGGTAATGCTGCGTATCAAAAATGAGCGGTATGTTTTGCGTGCGCACCACCTTGCATAATCGGTGACTACTAAATCAGGCGTCTACCTATGGCTGTCACGCAGCAAGACATCGACGGGGTGACAGCAGCGATCGCCAGCGGCGAGCGGCAAGTAACCATTGGCGGGCAGACGGTCACGTACCGCTCAATCGGCGACCTCCTGCTTGCCCGCGACACGCTCAAGGCCGAACTGCTGGCACAGCAGGTGGCCGACGGCACCGTCACACCACGCAGCAAGCAGTCCTACGTCTACTACGCCGGGCGGGGCTACTGATGGCCGCCCGCAAACGTGCACCCAAGGCCGCCGCACAGCAAGCGCAGTTCGTCGTCAACCGGTACGACGCTGCCGGCACCGGCCGGCGCATGGCCGGGTGGAACCCGCCATCGAGCGGCCCCAACCGGGCTATCGAGGGCCTGCAGAAGATCCGGGACCGGCAGCGCGATTCAACGCGCAACGATTGGGCGTCGTCGGCCGGCGTCCAGCGCTGGACGACCAACCTCATCGGCACTGGCATCGTGCCGCGCTTCAACGCGGTCAAGGACGAGGCTGCGCGCGAGCGTGTGACCCGCCTGTTTGAGCGCTGGGTGCGCGAGTCGGACGCCGACGGCAACTCGAACTGGTACGGGCAGCAGACGCTGGCTGCCATGACGTGGTTCACGGGCGGCGAGTGTCTGCCCCGCCTGCGCTACCGGCGCCCGGGCAGCGGCCTGGTGGTCGGGCTGCAGGTGCAGTTGCTCGAAGGCGAGATGGCCCCACTGCTGGACGCCGACAACTACCCCTTCATGCCCACCGGCAACCGCATTCGCAGCGGCCGGGAGTTGAACAACATCGGGCGCACGGTGGCGTGGTGGCTTTACAAGGACCACCCTGGCGACGGGCAGCGCAGCGCGCTCAACCCCAGCCAACTCGTGCGCGTGCCGGCGGACCAGATGCTGCACGTTTTTGAGCCCAAGCGCACCGGTCAGTTGCGCGGCGTGCCGGACTTTGCGCCCGTGCTCTCACACTTGCGCAACATCATGGACTTCAACGACGCGGTGCTGGAACGCCAGAAGCTGGCCAACCTGTTCGCCGCGTTCATCAAGAAGCCAGCCGGCGCCGACATGGGCAACGACACCGACCCGATCACGGGCATGCCGCTGGGCGGCAGTGAGCCGTCGCCGATCGGTTTGGAGCCGGGTGTCGTGCACCAACTGATGGCGGGCGAGTCAATGGAGTTCGCCAATCCGCCCGAGGCCGGGACGGTCTTCAGCGACTACATGCGGACGCAACAGACCTACACGGCAGCTGGGCAGAATCTGCCCTATGAGTTGCTGTCGGGTGACATCCAAAACGTCAGCGACCGCACGTTGCGCATCGTCATGAATGAGTTCCGCCGCTTCGCTGAGCAACGCCAGTGGCAGATCCTCATCCCCAAGTTGTGCCAGCCGGTCATCGACGCATGGGTTGACCAGGCGGTGCTTGAGGGGTCGATCCCCGCAGCACTGGCCGATGACTGCAAGGCGGTCGAGCACCAGCCGCAGGGTTGGGCCTACATCCACCCGGTGCAGGACGTGCAGGCCAAGGCACTGGAGGTGCAGGCCGGCTTTCGCAGCAAGTCCAGCGTCATCGGGGAGCGCGGCGACGACCCCCGCAAGGTGGCGATGGAGCGCAAGGCTGACCACGACCTGGACGAGTCGCTGGGGTTGTCTACTACTGACGTGCAGATCGACCCGACCACCGGCAAGGCGATACAGAAGCCCGGGCCGAAGCCCTCAGCGCCGGCTCCTGCCCCCAAGAACGAGCACCCGGGGCTCGACGCTTTGACGGCTAGCGTCGGCCGCCTGGAGGCGTTCGTTCACGCCAAGGCCAGCGAGCCCCGCGCCGAGCCGCAAAGCGTTGTCATCAACAACCACATCCCGCAAACCCGGGTCAGCGTCACCAATGCAGTCGAGCCTACGCCGGTGACCATCGAGAACAACGTCGCTGCGCCAAACGTCAGCGTCACCAACTCGGTAGAGCCGACGCCGGTGACTATCGAGAACAACGTCGCTGCGCCAAACGTCAGCGTTACCAACGACGTGAAGCCGGCCGACGTGAAGGTGGAACTTCCGGCCCGCGAGACCTCATCGATCATTGAACGCGACAGCGGCGGCAATATCACCAACGTCACACAGACTGAACGTACCATCCAATGACCACGTACGCCGTCCACCGCCGCACCGACGGCGCCGAGTTGATGCGCTACACCGCCG